CACGACAACCCCGTGAGTGGGAGGACGAAGTCAAAGGCATTTATAAAGCACTGGAACCACCACGAGCCCTTTTACAATTAAAGGGCAGTGCCTCACTGGCTTCCCAACAGTATTTTAGCGACTACGACTTTTTCTGTGCGGTGCCGTATAAACCCACACTGCGTTTCATAAATAGTATTAGGAAGAAACTTGACGCCTTGTCCTACGTATACCCTATTGAAGTTAAAATTGAAACCAAAGACGGGAAGAAACTCCGTTATTATAAAAACGATCCGATAACTACTTTTCCTAGAAATGTTAAACTTATAAAGGTCGATATGGTGGTCAACGTTGATTTAATCTTTACAGAAGTCAGTTGCATCTACTCGTTTACAGAAGACAAACTTACCCCTGAAGGCTACATTGCCGAACTTGAAAATGAAATTGAAGAGTTAAAGAGCGAAGGCAAATTCTATAAAGTCCTTAAACGGCTTTTTTCGATTTACCGCATCAAAGAAGACGACGCAAAACTGGTGGCTTTAACTCGTTATTTCAACAGTGCAACGGGTTTGGCGTATCAACAGGTCGCCAATTACGATGCCCTTAAACTGGTCGACGAGTATTACAGCAACCCAGAATTAGACAAGCGAATAGCCTATAATTTTAAAAGTCTTGGCATAACTACGGATACAGAGCGAAATGCGTTGTATAAAAAACTTAATGATAACGCCAAGCGCTTTTTAAAGCGGATTTAAAAACGCTATCGTTTTTTTAAAAATGATAAAATAAAAAAAAATTTATTTTATTCTTGGGTTAATATAAATACTATGAGCGCTGATATAAAAAAAGTTTTGGTACTCGATGATAGACTTAATTGCACCGATCAGATTACGTATGCCGTGATGCAAGGGGCACAGTCAATGAACCCCGCCCCCTTTCAAGCCGTATCACAGACGGTTAGTTCCCACACTTACAACATTCAGGTGCCTAGTGAAACCACCATCATTGACCGTCGCGTTCTTTGGAATTCTACCGTCGTTTTAAAAATTGACGGCACACCTCCGGCAGGTCAATACAACGTCAACTACGGTATTACCGACGCGTTGGCTCCATTTCCCCTTCACCAATTGGTGTCGGTGATGACCGCCCAAATTAACAATAACTCGGTCAGTTTAAATGTAAGGGACGTCATCGCTTCGTTGCTTCGTTTCCACGACCGTCGTGAGTTGGCGCGTTATAACGGCACTACTCCTACTGCGTTTGATACGTACCAAAGTTACGCAGACGGTGTTGGTGCTAACAATAACCCTCTTGGTGCTTTCCAAAACGCTACTGACAACGACTTGGTGTCTCGTGGTTCGTGGGTGGTCGACTACATTGGTGAAAACGCCGATACATCTACTGCTCCCAACGTCCAAACTATTGGTGACGCCACTGCCCGAACTACATACGTTAAATTCACTGTGGCCGAACCCCTGTTAATTTCGCCGTTTTTGTGGGCAGACCCCAAGGCAAATTCTCAAGGCATTTTTGGCGTCCAAAATATGAACTTTCAATTCTCAATGGGCGACGCAACTCGTGTCTGGCGTAGTGCTGGTGGTGCTAAAACCGTAACGTGTGTCTCTTACACCAACTCTCAATTGTTGTTTAACTTTTTGTCGCCTCATCCCTCTCAACTTTTGGCCTCAAGAAATGTCGTGCCGTATGCTGAGTTTCCCCGTTATATTACCGCTTTTGGCGACAGTCTCTCTGCCGGTGCTAGTAAGTCATTTCGTTCCTCCACAATTCAGCTTAACGTCATCCCCGATAAGTTGATTGTCTTTGTGCGCAAGTCTATTGGTTCTCAAACGAGTACCGATACCGACAGTTTCTTGGCTTTGAACCCCGCTAACCCCATTTCGATTAACTTTAACAACGTCTCAGGTATCTTGTCCTCTGCTTCGCTTCAGGACTTGTATCGATACAGTGTTGAAAATTCTTCGAACCAATCGTGGTATGAATTCTCTGGCTATGCCAACTTGGCAAACCAAGCGACTGGATGTGGCTCAAAGAAACCCTTGTCGGGCTCGTTATTGGTGCTTGAGTTTGGCAAGGACATTCCTCTTCAAGAACAATATTATGCACCCGGCTCCCTCGGGTCATTTTCTCTGCAAGTCAACCTTAACTGCGTCAACCAAAGCGCAAGTGCCGTTGCCACACAAGAACTCGTTATCATCACGATGAACAGTGGCGTAATGGCTCTGGAACGAGGGTCGGCAAGTGTGTTTACTGGCCTACTCACAAAGTCCGACGTCTTGGAGGTGGCTTCTCAAACGCCCTACTACCGCGCAGACGCCGTCCGTATGGTGGGTGGCGGTTTTATGGACAGCCTTAAGAGTTTGGTCGGCAAAGTGTTGCCCTACCTTATGCCTCAAGCCAAGAAGTATTTGAAGGAGCAAGGCGATGTCGGCGAAAAAGCCGAAAAAGTCATCTCGGCTTTGGGCTACGGCAAAAGCGGTGGACGAATGAAACTCGCCGAACGTATGATGTAAAAAAAAATAATTTTTGAAAAAAATTTTATTATATTGTGTATAATAAAACAAATGTCGCTCTTGGAAAACAATTTACAAAGCCGTTTTATAATCCAGCAAGGCACTGTTGTTGCTACAAGCGCCACAACTAAAGACGTAGCAGTTCCTGCTATAGAATTAACGTCTGTCGTCCAGTTCTCATTGAACACAGTGGGTGGAACTATTTTGGGTGCACCTTATGAATTCACACGCACGGCAGGAACTGGTTTTGGTTTCCGCGCCGGTGCTTCGGACACGTCCACTTACAACTACATTGTGTGGAACCAATAAATCAATTTAATTTTGAAATTAAAATTAAATTAAGCCAAACGAGGCACATTACCAAAGTCTTTGCGACGAAACATAATCTTGAGTTGTGCCGAGCACCCACTGTTAAGCAAGAAGGGATGAAACACCCCAAACATATCGCGCCACTGGACAGTGATTTCAATGGCTTGGAGCGGTGTTAAGCCATACAAGTCGATAAGACGGTATTCACCCGACGGCGTATACTCCAAGTTAGGGCGAAACTGGTTGGTGGCTGAGTAAGGGACGACAAAGTCTGTAATAACGGGCGCCGTGTTGTTGTTCTGGGAAGGAGCATTGTAAAAATTGTAAATCTTGGTATTACCAATAACGCCTTGGACGAGAGGTAATAGTGATGACGTAAACACAATAGACTGCACAGGGTTAAACAAGCCCACCGTAGAATTGTCTTGATACAATTGAATAACGCTATACGTGCCCATATTGTAAAGGTTCAAACCGTTATTGTTGTAAAAGTTGAATTGGTAGTTTTTACCGTTCGCATAAGCACCCGTAGAGGACGACGGATTACCCTTGATAATAGGAAAGTTGTTGAGGAGGGTGTAAAGACCAGTATTCAAGTAAATTTTAATAGGGTTGCCCAAGGCCGAACTGTATCCCGCATTATCAGCCGATAACTGGAAGACTTGGTCTTGTTGGTTCCACTCAAAGAAGGGGATATTGTTGGACGGCAACACGCCACCTGCGCCAACAACAGCAGTATTTACTGCAGTGTAGGATGCAATCAAGGCCGTGTTCATCATCTTGCACCAGTCTTGGAGGTTGAATACGTAGTAGTATTCGCTACTGACATCTTGCCCAGTCGTAGGAGGATTAGGAGTAGGTTGCGTAATGTCGCTACACACATAGGTAACGTATTGTTGACTAATGTATTCAGTTCCGCTATAGGTAAAGGCGATACTTAAACTATAGGCCGTCTGGTTGGGATCGGCTTGTCCGATACGGGCTTGAGGAATAAAGACGGGCAACGAAGGCGTTTGCATCGTGAAACGAACCACACTCATAAAGTAGTTTTCAGGTGCCATCAAGTAAGGGTTATTACGCGTCTGCGTCATACTGAATTGAACCGGCGCAGTAAGACCGCTTGTCTCGTTATTGATGGCAGACAAGTCGTAATACTGATGGAACGGTTGAGTTGGGTCATATTTACTCGCTAATTGAATAGACATCTTTATCTTATAGAAATATTATAATTTATTTTTTACTTTTGATTGATATAACGATAAATCTAACTTTACAGGTAAATATGTATATACAGCAAATCTCACTTTACCACATATTTACAAGATATTTACACACATTTACATATTTAATATGAAGAATACATTAAAAATATCGATATTTTTAATATATATATAGCGGTAAATATCAAATATATGGTAAATATATGGTAAATATCTTGTAAAGTTGGATTATTATCTATTAGATGTTAATAGATAATTACGTGTAAAGTTAGATTTACGTACCGGTTGCCTTTTTGTTGATTTTATTCGTCTACAATATCAATGTCCTGATACATACCGCAATTGCTACACTCAGTGGTGTCCTTGTCGATTTCTGCTTCCTCACCGCAATGACGGCAACGTGTTTCTTGTTGCGCCTTTTCGTATTTTTGATGCTTTTTGGTTCTAAAGTGGTTGGTTTTGTTGGTCTTTGTGTAATAGCCACCGCAGGGGCAATCCGTAGAGTTCGCAGATTTGGGCATCGTGAATGTGTCCTTGTATAAGGTTCTAAAATTTTTCATTTTTTGTCATCGGGCTACCGGTCTGACTGAGGGATGAGGTGAGGCACTGGGAGACGTCCCGCTTGGTGGCGCTGGTGGAGGTGCACGAGTAGAAGCACGAGGAGAAGCGTGAGGAGTGGAATGAGCAGAAGAGGAAGCAGAAGAAGAGTTTGAGACTGTATGAGTAGCGTTGTGCTTGTGCTTGTGTTTGTGCTTAATAATGACAAGTTGTTTGCTAACGGGAAGACGTGAAAGTTGCTTAAGTTGATATGGAGTAAGCGTGGGTTTTTTGTGGAGGAGTTTTGGTTTCCGTAAAAAAA